ATGAAGAGAGCGTTAGATATCTCTAAAAAAGAAGACGCAGACTTATATTTAATGGCACAGGAGTTTCAAAAATCTGTGTCAAAAGGTGCAGCTAAACCTGAATATGAGAAAAGCGATAAACCTCAAGTATCAGATATTGTTTAATTCACTAAGTGAATACTTCGGAGATGGGGTGGCGACGGGAGACTGTCGCCACTCTTTAAACAAATTAAAGGGATACAGATATGCAAGAGTTTATAAAAAATTTTACAGGTTTAGAACGTAATTACGGTTACTGTAATATCAGTAATGGTTATAAAGATCCTGATACAGGGAAGATAAGATTTAAAAATGGTGACTATGGGTGGTCAGGTAAACCTATAACTCAATTTGATTACAAACAACATTTAGATGGGACAAAATCAATAGGAATACAACCTTGTAATGATAGTGATTTAGCAAGGTTTGGTGCAATAGATATAGATCCAAAAATATATAAAAATTTAGATGTAAAATATTATCTAGATATAATTCAAGAAAAACAATTACCATTAATACCAGTTAAATCTAAAAGTGGTGGGCTTCATTTATATTTATTTACAAAAGAATTAGTAAGAGCAAAAGTAATAAAAGATTTTTTAGAAGACGTATTATTTTTATTTAAACTACCCATCAATACAGAAATATTTCCTAAACAAACTAAATTAGGTAGTGATACAAATGGAAATAAAGTAAATGGTAATTTTATAAATCTTCCATATTTTGGTAAAAAAGAAAGAGTTGCATTAGATCCATCGGGTAAAGAAATACCTTTTGATGTGTTTCTACAATGTGTTGAATTAAATAAAGTAGATTCAAATCAAATAAAAGAATTATCAGATAATCTTATTCAGAAAGCATTAACCGGAGGTGCAGAAGAATTTAAAGATGGTCCACCTTGTTTAGCAATCTTATCAAAAAATAAAATGAAAGATGGTCGTGATAGATTTCTATATAACTACATGGTCTTCGCTAAGAAAAAATATTCAGATGATTGGAAGAATAAAGTTCTACAAGCAGGTAGAAATTATTTTGAGTTCAATCAAACCTGGACTGATGATCATATTAAAATGAAAATAAAAAACTGGGAGAAACAAGAAAAAGGTCATACTTGTAATGATGATTTACTTGCACCTGTTTGTGTTAAATCAGAATGTGTGAAAAGAAAATTTGGAATTATATCAGATAAGAAAATAGATTGGCCATTAATGACTAATCTAATCAAAGTAGATTTTAAACCAGACCCTGAATATTATCTTACGGTAGAAAATAAAAAAGGTGAATCAGTTTCAGTTCATGCAAAAGATGTAAATAAATTAAAAGATCAAAAAGAATTAAGAGGTTTAGTTATGGCTCAAGCGGATATATTTCCACCTCCTATTAAAGCAATGGACTTTCATGCAATGATAAATGCTTTATTGGATACACAAGATACAGTGCAGCCGGCTCCAGGGACCAGACCAATGGAGATATTAAAGAAATTATTAAGGGAACATATTAACGGGCCTCAGGCTACAACGCACAATTCTTTTTTAAGTGGTAACGTATTGAAAGATGAAACTTATGCATACTTTGTTTATGATGATTTCTATACTTTCTTAAAAGAAAACGAATGGAAGAAAGATGCATCTAGAACTTCTTACATGATAGAAAAAATGTTTGAAAATGAAAAAGATCATTTACCAAAACCAGAGTTTGGTAAGAAGAAAAGATTTCCAGGTAGAAATAAAAAGACAGATAAACCAAATCCAGGTGTTAATGGATGTGCATTTATACCTTTATATTTATTTAAAGAAGAAGAAGACATGGAAGTAGAAGAGATTATAGAAATAGAAAATGAGGATGATATTGTATAATGATTTATAAATACTACGGTCCTCCAGGTACAGGTAAAACATATAAGCTTATTAGTAGAGCTAAAGCATATGTTAGAATGGGTGTACCGTTAGATAAGATTGCATACTTTGCTTTTACCAAAAAAGCTGCAGAAGAAGCTAGAGAAAGAATGCCGGCAGAAGATAAGGACTTATATTATTTTAGAACTATTCATTCATTTGCTTTTGATCAATTAGATTTAAATACTAAGAAAGTAATGCAAGGTAGTGATTATGAAAAGATAGGTAAGAAATTAAATTTAAGAGTTAAGTATTATGATAAATATAATAAAGAAGAAATATTTTATTTGAATAGTGATAGTCCATATTTTCAAATGATAGGAAAAGCGATTAATAGAGATGTAACTATTAAAGAAGAGTACGATAGAAATGAACATAACTCTAAAGAAATCAAATGGCATATACTAAAAAACATAGATGATAATTTAAAAAATTATAAGACTGTTAAAAAGAAATTAGATTTTAATGATATGATTAATCAATTATTATTAAAAGAAGATTTACCTAGATTTAAAGCAATCTTCATAGATGAAGCTCAGGATTTATCTCCACTACAGTGGAAATTATTTGATAAATTAAAACAATACACAGATGATATTTATTTAGCAGGTGACGATGATCAAGCTATTTTTGCCTGGGCTGGTGCAGATGTTGATAGATTTATATCTGAAAAAGCAGATAAAGAAAAAGTATTAAAATATTCAAAAAGAATATCAAGAGCAGTTCAGGAACAATCAATCATACCTCTAACTAATATAATTGGTTTAAGAAAACTAAAAAAATATTATCCAAGAGACTACGAAGGTGAGTGTCTTAAAATAAATAACCTAGATCAAATAGATCTAACAGAGGGAAAATGGTTAATATTAACTAGAACTATTTCTAGATTAATAAGGATGACAAAAGAATTAAGAAAAAGAAATTTATATCATTATACTAATAAAGGTAAAAGTTTTGTAGTTAGAATATATAACGCATCAATTAATTATAATTCATGGTGTAGAGGAATTAAATTAGATGAAAAAGAAATAAAAGATGTAGAAGAATATACTGGTCTTAAACAAAATAAATGGGACAACACAATAGATTGGTTTGATGCTTTTAAAAAAGCAGATTTATCTGAGAAAGAATATATTAAAAATATGATAGATAATGGAGAAGACCTAGATGATAGGGCACGTATCAAAGTATCTACTATTCATGCAGCTAAAGGTGGAGAAGAAGATAGTGTAATTCTTTGTTTAGACATTGGAGATAAAATTAAAAAAGCAATTAAGAAGAGTCAAGCAAAGCATGATGAAGAACATAGAGTTTGGTATGTTGGAGGAACACGTGCAAGAAATAATTTATATAAATTAAAAGCAAGAATAAAAAGAAATGAATATAAACATATTTAAGAATTTACATACTAACCTATGTAAACCGATCGGGAGCGAGAAAACCCTTTTTGGTGGGTGGCAGCATCAAGCTCTAACGGGCGAAGTTGGTTCGATTTCTCCAACTCCCTATTTATTCATGGTCGTTAAACCAACAACTGTCACATTAAACTGAAAGGAAAACTATGACACACAAAGATGACTTGGAAAATGCATTTCCACAAGATAAACAAATTGGAGGATCTCATTATAAAGATTTTCCCATTCAACCTTATGAATTTATTTCAAAAAATAACTTATCATTTTTTCAAGGTAACGTTGTGAAATACGTTTGTAGATACTTGAATAAAAATGGAATACAAGATATAGAGAAGATAATTCATTACTGTGAATTAGAAATTAAAAAGATGAAAGACATGAAGAGGAAAAAATAATGTTAATGCCAACTACAGAATGGGTAGCACCTACAGAGTTTCCTGATTTAAGAAAAGCAGATGAGATTGCAATTGACCTGGAGACAAGAGATCCAGATTTAAAGAAACTGGGTTCAGGGGCCATAAGTGGTAATGGTGAAGTTGTAGGTATAGCTGTAGCTGTAGATGGTTATAAAAATTATTTTCCTATAGCACATGGTGAAGGTCCTAACATGCCTAGAGATCAAGTATTAAGATGGTTTAAAGATGTATGTGAATCACCTGCTACAAAAATATTTCATAATGCAATGTATGACGTATGTTGGATTAGAAATTTAGGTATTAAAATAAATGGTTTAATTATTGATACCATGGTTGCAGCATCATTAATTGATGAGAATAGATTTTCATTTACATTAAACTCTCTATCTTGGGTATATTTAAGTAAAGGTAAGAATGAAACACTACTTACTAAAGCAGCTAAAGAAAGAGGTTTAGATCCTAAAGCAGAAATGTGGAAAATGCCTGCAAGTGAAGTAGGAGCATACGCAGAAGAAGATGCAGCTCTAACTTTAGAGCTTTGGCATTTGTTTAAAAAAATAATTATAGAAGAAGATTTACAAAATGTATTTAATCTTGAGACTGATCTTTTTCCTTGTTTAGTTGATATGCGCCACCTAGGTGTTCGGGTAGATATCGAGAAAGCCAATCAATTGAAAACAGCACTGGCAGTAAAAGAAGAAAACTTACTACAACAAATAAAAATAGAATCAGGAGTAGACACTCAGATATGGGCTGCAAGATCGATTGCAGAAGTTTTTGAAAAACTGAAGCTACCTTATAGCCGTACTGAAAAGACAAACTCTCCTTCATTTACTAAAAATTTTATTTCTACTCATAAACATCCTGTCGTTAATATGATAGCAGAAGCTAGAAAAATAAACAAGGTCAGAACAACATTCATTGATACAATTTTAAAACATGAACACAAAGGCAGAATCCATGCAGATATAAATCAAATTAGATCTGATGATGGTGGAACTGTTACAGGAAGATTTAGTTATTCTAATCCTAATCTACAACAGATTCCAGCGAGAGATCCAGATACTGGTCCATTAATAAGATCATTGTTTATTCCAGAAGAAGGTTGTAAGTGGGGAACATTTGACTACTCACAACAAGAACCAAGATTAGTTGCACACTATGCATTAAGATTTGAATATGATTCAGCTCAAGTTA